GTTGATAGAGATGAAGCAAAACAATCAAAAGAAAATGTAGAAAATATTTCTATTCAATTACAGAAAGCAGAAGATGACCTGGAAAAGTTTAGAAACAGAACTGCTGTAGGAAGGGGTATTCAAGCAGCATCTGCAGGACTTGAATTTGCTTTTTCTGAAACTGGTGAACAAGACTATGAAGAATTCCTTAAAAATCAAATAGAAACATTAAAAACTCAATTATCTATAGCTAACTCTGTTGTTGAAAACATAGCTAAAGAAGGAGATGATGTTATTGAGAACAGTCCTTATATGTCTTTACTTACAGGTTCTCAAAGCAAGGAAAAGGAAAGTCAAGTTGCTAAAATAATAAGAAAAACAACAGATACAATAAATAGACTTACAGCTCAAAGTGACAAAGAATTATTAGAAGTCGCTAGAGATAGAGCTTTAAAAGAAATAGAACTAGCAGAGGGTACAGAGCAAGAGAAAGCTACAGCAAGATTGTTAGTTTTAAGAAAGTTTGCAATTGAAGTTAATCAATTGTTTGATGAATTAGCTTTAGAAGAAAAAGACAGGGTATCAGAAATAATGGAAGATGCTTACGACACCTATGACAGATTAGTTGATAATTTACATAAAGGAAATGATGAAGCAACTAAGAAAATGCAAGACACAATTTTGTTTAATTTAAGAAATCAAATAAAGGAGTTGAACAAAATGCAGCAAACTTCTAATATGTTGTTTTCATCAATCAGAAATGTTCTTTCAGGAATAAACGACATACAACAAGAATATCATCAAGCTAACATAGATAGGATAAATAGAGAAAAAGATTTGGTTCTACAAAACGAATCTATAACACAACAAGAAAAAGATAGAAGATTAAAACAAATAGAAGCAAGAGAAATAGCTGCAGAGAAAAGAAAAATTAAATCTGAAAGAGATATGTTTACGCTGCAACAAACTTTAGGAATAGCTAAAGCTTTGTTTGATTTAAAAATGTTTAAGCAAAGAGCTGCTTTAGACGCACAATTATTATTGTTTTCTGCACAAAAAGCTCAAGTAGAAGTTTCTACTGAAGCTGCAAAAGACGTTTCCTCTAGTGTGGGAACATTACCAAGATTTATAAAAGATTTAGGTGCTATAGCTGGTCCTATTGCTTATGGTGCTTCTATAGTTGGTATGATAGCTGCAATAGTAAAAGCAAGAAAAGCTGCAAAAAATGCAATCCGTAATTTAGTGCCTTCTGCAAATATTGGTGGCGGAGCAGAAGCGTCTCCTGTTTCAGCACCAGCCTTCAACGTAGTAGGTGCAACACAAACAAGTCAACTTGCACAAACAATAGCACAAGCAGATGGTGAACCTTTAAGAGCTTATGTTGTAGCGTCTGATGTATCAACAGCACAGGAACTTGAACGTAGTACGATTGAAGGAGCTTCTATAGGATAATAAAACAAAATAAAATAAATATAGTTATTTAGATATGGAAAAAATAATTGAACTTATTATAGACGAGCAAAGTGAGATTAGCGGTATCGAAGCTATCTCTGTCGTTGAGAATCCAGCAATAGAAGAAGACTTTATTGCATTAAAAGAACATAAAGATATTAAACTTGCTGAAGTAGATGCAGAACAGAGAATACTTATGGGTCCTGCACTTATTCCTAACAAGAAGATATTTAGAAAAGGTGCTGATGATGATGACAATGATTATTACATATATTTCTCTGAAGAGACAGTTAAGAAAGCATCTGAACTATTCTTTATAAAAAGCAAACACCAAAACTCTACATTTGAACATTCATTTGAATTATCAGATATGTCTGTTGTAGAATCTTGGCTTATAGAAGACCCAAAGAATGATAAAGCTGCTGCCTATGGATTTGACCTACCTAAAGGAACTTGGATGGTATCAATGAAAGTATTGAATGATGATGTATGGAAAGCAGTAAAAGCAGGAGAAGTAAAAGGATTTTCTATAGAAGGTTATTTTGCTGATGGACTGGAAAGACCAAAAGAAAGCATAGAAGAAAACTTTTGCGGTGAATGTTTAAGTGAATTAAACGCAGAGTTTGAACTTGCAGAAGTGTTAGCAAGTTTATCTGAAGAGGTAGAGCTTGAATCTTATGGAGGTTATCCACAGTCTGCAAGAAACAATGCTAAAAGAGGAATTAAATATAACGAAGCTGTAAATAATAAATGTGCAACACAAGTTGGTAAAGTTAGAGCAAGACAACTTGAAGCAGGAGAAAACTTTACTCTACCTACTCTTAAACGCATATACTCATATTTATCAAGAGCTTCTGCATATTATCAAGAGGGCAACAATGAAGCTTGTGGAACTATATCGTATTTATTATGGGGTGGTAAATCAATGTTAACTTGGGTAACATCTAAACTTAAAGGACTTGACGCTATAGAAGCAGCATCAACTATTATTGATGGTAGAGCTGCTTATACAACTGTAGAAGAAGCTGAAAGAGCTGCAGAGGATATTGGATGTTCAGGTTATCATACTCACGATTACGAAGGTGATACTTGGTATATGCCCTGTGAGGAACACAATCTAAAAGCTCCTTGCCAAGACGGATATGAGCAGATAGGTATGAAAGATAAAAATGGTAGAAAAGTACCTAATTGTGTTCCAATAAAATGATGAAAAGAAGAAAAAACGCTACAGTAAGCAAATCATCCCCTAAAAGCTCTTCAAGAGGATGTCTTTGTCCTGATGGAAGGACTTATTCAAGAAAATGTTGTGACGGCACACTTGAAGCTCAAGGAGTTGGCAAAGTTTAAAAATACAACAAAATAAATTTAATCGGTAATAACTATAAATAAGAATCTTATGAAAGCAAGTGAAATTGTAACTAAAATCAAAGATGTTCTTTTATCTTCAGCTAAGGAAGAGGAAAACACTCCTGAAGTTGAGTTAAAAGAAGAAGCTCCTAAAGCTAAAGCTAAAAAAGAAGAAGCTAAAGAGGAGACTAAAGAAGAAGCTCCTGCTGCAAACGTGGAAAAAATTTCATATTCTGCAGAAGAAGGAACTAAAGAACTACAAGAGGATGTTTACGATGAGGAAATCGTAGAAGATGCTCCTGCTGTAGAGTATGCTACTAAAGATGAAGTTTCAGAACTTAAGTCTATGGTAGAGAAACTAAGAGGTATGATTGAAGCTAAAGAAGAAGCTAAAGAAGAAGTTCCACAGGAACTATCTGCTGAAGAACCTGCTGAAGCAATTAATCATTCACCAGAAAACGAAGTAAGTGAAAATATGGGTGCTAGGTTTTCTCCTAACGCAAACAGAAACACTACTTACAATAGAGTATTAAACGCAATAAGTAAATAATAATTAATTAATTTTTTTGAAATGGCAACAACAACTTCAATAACTACTACTTACGCTGGTGAATTTGCAGGGAAGTATATTTCTGCAGCACTTTTATCAGGTAAAACTTTAGCAGAGGGGAATATTACAGTAGTACCTAATGTTAAATACAAACAAGTAATGAAAAAAGTGGCAACTGATGACATCGTAAAAGACGCAACTTGTGACTTTACTGACACATCAACACTTACTCTTACTGAAAGAATCTTAACTCCAGAAGAGTTCCAAGTGAACTTAGAGTTATGTAAAAAGGACTTTAGAAGCGACTGGGAAGCTGCACAAATGGGATATTCTGCATTTGACAACTTACCAAATAACTTTGCAGACTTCTTAATTGCTCATGTAGCAGATAAAGTAGCTCAAAGAATTGAGACTAATATTTGGACAGGTACTAATGCGACTGCAGGTCAATTCGATGGATTCATCACTACTTTAGGTGCTGACTCTGACGTAAATGATGTAACAGGTACAGCATCTACTGCAGCTAACATTATTACAGAGCTTGGTAAAATTGCTGATGCAATTCCATCTGCTGTATATGGTTCAGAAGATATGACTATCTACTTACCAGGAAATATGTATAGAAACTACATTAGAGCTTTAGGTGGATTTGGTGCTTCAGGATTAGGAGCAGCAGGTACTAACGATGCTGGTACTCAATGGTACAACATGGGTTCTGGTTTATCATTTGATGGTATTCAGGTAGTTCACGCACCTGGTTTATCTGACAATGACGCTGTAGCAGCTCAAAAATCTAACTTATTCTTTGGAACTGGTTTATTATCTGACCAAAACGAAGTAAAAGTAATTGATATGGCTGACCTAGATGGTTCTCAAAACGTAAGAGTTATTATGAGATTCACAAGTGGTATTCAGCACGGAATTGGAAGTGAAGTAGTATTATACGCTACATCATAATAAAACAAATTGTTTAACATAAAAAAGGTAGGTGGAATTTTACTACCTGCCTTTTTTTATAAAATATAAAAATTATGGCTTGTGACTTAACATTAGGAAGAAAAGAACCTTGTAAAGATGTCGTTGGTGGAATAAAAAATATTTATTTCGTTGACTTCGGAGATTTAGGTACTGTAACATTAACAGACGATGAAATTACTAATTTAACTGGTAATTCAGGTGCGTTAACTTGTTTTAAGTACGAATTAAAAGGAAATTCATCATTAGAACAAACTGTAAACGCTTCAAGAGAAAACGGAACTGTATTCTATGAGCAAACACTTAACTTAACTCTTAAGAAATTATCTAAAGCAGATAATAAAGAATTAAAGTTGTTAGCTTATGGAAGACCTCACGTTGCTGTTGAAGACTATAACGGTAATTTTATGATGGTAGGACTTGAACACGGTGCAGATGTATCTGGAGGTACAGTTGTAACTGGTGCTGCAATGGGAGACTTAAGTGGATATACATTAACATTAACTGGTATGGAAAGAAGACCAGCTAACTTTATGGCACACACTTCAGGACAAGAAGTATTTAATTCAACAGACTTTGCTGGATTAAGTGGTACTATTACAATTACTGCAGGTACTAACTCTTAAACATAGAGGGTTTTAAAAAGAAAGAGAGGACAATTGGTCCTCTTTTTTTTTGAACAACATTCAACATAATAGGTTATATAAGTATGATAAGATTATCACCTACAACTAATTCTCAAACAATAAGCATAATACCTAGAGCATATACAGTTGCCAGTGATTTATCTATGGTCATAGTTGAGGACGGAACAAGAAAAACACAAACCATAAACGACATAACATCAAGTCTGTCATCTAATGGTAACTTCTTGGAAATGTCTGTAGCTTTCAGTATTTTAACTGCAGAAAACAGTTATTCTTATGAGTTAAAACAGGGTAGTACTCTTTTATATAGAGGTAAAGCTTATTGCACATCTCAAACTGATAATACAACATCTCACACATTAAACAGTAATAAATATAATGAGTACACTGGAACTGATACAAATGACCAAAAATATATAATAATATGAGCAAAATAAAAGTAATAAATCTATCAGGGTACGAAGTGCCAAGCATAAAAGAATCACCAAGAAATAATTGGATAGAGTATGGTGACGATAATAACTATTTCGGTGAACTAATAGAAAGATATTTAGGTAGTCCAACTAACTCAAGATGTGTTAATGGTATATCTGATTTAATTTATGGTAGAGGTTTAAGTGCTACAGATTCAGAAGATAATGCTGTTCAGTTTGGACAAATGCAACAAATATTAAAAGACGATGATGTAAGAAGAATTGTTAGTGATTTAAAGTTATTGGGACAAGCTGCAATACAAGTTGTATATAACAAACCTAAAACAAAAATAATGCAACTTAAACATTTTCCTACTGAAACTCTTAGAGCAGAAAAAGCAAAAGATGGAAAAATAGAAGCGTATTATTATCATCCTAAATGGAAAGAAATAAAACCAAATGATAAGCCAAAAAGAATACCAGCTTATAAGTTTGGTAAAAAAAGTGAAAAAGTAGAAATATATTGTGTAAAACCATATAAGGCAGGATTTTATTATTATACTCCTGTTGATTATCAAGGTTGTCTGCAATATTGTAGTTTAGAGGAAGAGGTTTCTAATTATCACATAAACAACATTCAAAATGGTTTACAGCCATCATTGTTGTTAAACTTCAATAATGGTATTCCATCAGATGAAGCTCAACAAATTATAGAGTCAAAGATATATGAGAAGTTTAGTGGGTCTTCTAATGCTGGTAAATTTATTTTATGTTTTAACGAAGACAGTGAAGCACAATCAACATTAGAACCTATACATCTTCCTGATGCTCATGCACAATATGAGTTTTTAGCAAAAGAATCAAGAGAAAAAATAATGATTGGTCACGGTGTTGTTTCTCCAATACTTCTTGGTATAAAAGATAACACTGGTTTTGGAAATAATGCAGAAGAATTAAGAACTGCATCAGTTTTAATGGATAATATTGTAATTAGACCATTCCAAACATTATTACTAAATGCTTTCAATGAACTTTTATCGTTCAACGGAATAGGTCTTAACCTTTATTTTGTTACTCTACAGCCAATTGAGTTTACAGAGCTTGACAATATTGAGACTAAGATTAAAAGAGAAGAAGAAACAGGTGAAAAACTATCATCACAAGAGAAAACTGATTTTACTGATGAGGAAGGAGATGATTTACTGTCACAATTAGAAGATTTTGCTGAAAAAGTAGATGAAAATGACTGGGAGCTTGTTCATACTGAAAAAGTAGAAGATACAGAGAAAGAATTTGACTTTACTACACTGTCTATGCCTAATGAAGATGACGCTAAACCTAATAAGGTCTCTTCACAAGACAATAGTGGTTATAAAATTAGATATTCTTATGGTCCAATCAGAAAATCACCTACAAGCAGAAGATTTTGTCAAAAAATGGAGCTTTTAAGTGAAAGAAAGCTAGTATTTAGAAAAGAAGATATAACATTGATGTCTTTTAGAGGTGTAAATAAAGAATTAGGTCATAAAGGTCAAAATTATAGCTTATTTAAGTATAAAGGCGGTGTAAATTGTCAACATTACTGGGAATTAAAGGTATATAAGAAAAGAGTGACAGAGGATGCACTTGTTAGTGAAGCAGAAGCAGTAAAAGACGGTTTTGAAGCTCCTGACAATCCATCTGAAGTAGGAATTGCACCAAAAGATATGGCAAACAGAGGACATCACCCAAATTATAAAAAATGAAAGCATTATTTATTACATTACAAGAGTTAAAAAGA